CCTTGGTCTCCGAGCAATGCACGGGCCTGCGAAACCTGACGGGGACTGAGAGATGTTGGCGTGTCGCCAGATTCACCGTCGATCGTTAGCCCAAAAAATGCAGCTGCAGATGAAGTGTTGTTGACTGCGCCAAACACACCATCAAGACACGCCAGCAAGTCTTTTTGACGCTGATGGTTCACATAATTGGCCATCTTCTGGCCAATGGCAGCCATAGGATCAGAACCAGCGGCAAGAGCGGCTAAATCTCGCGATTCAAACGCACGGCCACGATGCAGCACTACACCGACTTGCTTATCGGCAGTAATCTTTCCAGGTGTCAGTGAAGAACTATCAGATAGAACCTCAAAGTCACCCGCCAAATTCGCATTGTAAAACGGGATGTTTACAAAATCGCCGCCACCTTCAGACGCATTGAGCTGCGCCAATGGCTGAACAACACCGCTTTGCAAAAACGCATCGCGCCGTGTTGATTCTTCGATTAAATACGGGGTAAAAACCTCCGGGATGATGATGTCAGAGCGCAGAACCGCCATGACTAACCTCCTAAAAAATGGTTGTTTATTTTTCGGGCGTAACCCTTACGGTTCTGCGTAGCTTCACCTGAGCTACATATTAGCGGTTTGCGGCATTTTTAAGCCGATGATACAAATCACGATCTGTTTTATACAACCGTGACTGCTCTGTGAGGTTGAAGCTTTCAGCGCTGAACGGGTTCTTTGTGCCCGGTGTGATCTCACCGCTGGCCTTAAACGATGGAGCCCCACTGCCCTGAGGCTTTGGTGCTTTTTGCATCCATGCCGGTGTTTTAGCCTTTGCCCATTCTCCCACTGGGGTGCGCTCATAGCCTTCGACCACCACGACAGTGCCATCAGGCTCGCGTTGAATTTGGTCGCGTTTTAGCTGGGTGTTAAGCACTAATTGCGGGTCATGAACAACATCAGACAATGCGCTAACAGCTGGGGCCATCAGCTCCAGCTCTTGCACTCGATCAGTCAATTCCTGAATCCGTCTGTCTTTCTCAGTGGCTGATTCCCTGAACTGCTGCTCAAGTGCGGCTTTGGCTTCGACGTATGCCCCTTTGCTCTCAAGTTGCTGTTGCTCGGCATTGGCCTTAAAATCAATCAGGGCCTGAACGTCAACACCCTCAAGCCCTTCATTTGCTTGTAACTTGCCAATTAACTCATAATTTTTAAGCTCCAGCGCCTTGACGCTTTTCTTTAGCGCCTCTACATCTGCGCTTGGTTGCTCTTGCTCTTGAGACGTAATCTCGTCGGCCATGTGAAACCCGTAAGGCTTATTTGCCTTACCACTTTACTTCTTCTCCTAACCCGCTGCCCTTTTTTTATTTTTTGCTTTTTTTTTCTTGCCTCCTTTTTTAATGCCTTTTGGTTTCTTGATTTGCGAATATTTCATAAGGCTATTTTTTGCTGTTGCTCTGATTCTACGGCTGCCCATATCTTGCCTTAAGCTGCTTCAGCGTCAGCTCTGAACCGTCATTTGCGACAAACTTGCGGATTGCATCTTCTGGCCCGTATTTCTTCACCAGCTTGTTCCAGTAAGGGATCCTGCTAGGCCCCAAAACGTCGCGCTTTACGTTGTCGCCTTGCTCCTGTAACCAATCGCCATAAGCCTGATTCGCCGGAACCGTTCGCGCCTTGGCTGCTTTGCTCATCGGTCCTGAAATAATGCCCGGTCTGCGTATCGCACTTGGTGGCGGTGGCGTCATCCCAAGCGCTTCATAGTTGATCTCTGGGACTGTTGTCGATCTGCAATTGAAATGTTGCGGTGGCGTCGGCCCCTTGCCATACTCAAACACCTGTTGATCTAATGCCCTGCATCGGGCTGAAGTACGTGAATCAAGCGTCGCCACGTATTTGTATTTCTGGGTAATTTCAGCGTTGGCTTTATAAGTGGCCTGGCTGGTTGCATTTGCCACCTGATTAACGCTTGTCCTCACCAACGTGTTCACCTGATGATTTGCCACGGCTGTGAGCTGGCCGCCGGCTTGCGCTAATTGTCGCACTGACAACGGCCCAAAATCAGCAAACTTCAAACGGCCCTTGAGACGCCTTGACATTCGAGGACCGCTGTCACCCGCCAAGAAACCAGACTGGACCGTTTTTGTAAACAGCTCAACTTGAGATTCAGCGATGCCCCTAAATGCTTTCGAGACGGTTGAGCCATTTGGGAGAGTAATCCGAGCGCCCTGCGTTGCTGTCAGTCTGAATGTTGCCGGTGATGGCCCCACTGCCTCAAGCAAGTCATCAGACAAAACGTTTAGGCCGATCTCAATTGGGTCGGTCATCACAACAGCACGGGCAAACGCTGGGTCAATTTGCAGCGCTCTGACCTGCTCAATCATGTGATCCGGCACCATCTCCAGCAGTTGCGCCCTGATGAACTGCTCCTCGAATGTGGCTAGCCCCTGCAGTTCACCCGCCAGTAATGCCGAGCTTTCACCCGCCCAGCCGTTAAGGCTTGCTCGTAACTGCCTGACGATCTCCCTAAGCCGGGTTTGACGGTCAAATGCCCGTTGATCTTCGACCAAGATCTGCAGATCCGCGACAGCTTGCAAAATTAAACGGTTATAAGCGATCGCGATCTGTTTTGCCTCAGCGTTGCTGAATCGATTTAGGTCAACAGCGTGCCGATAAAAATCAGACGGGGTGCTCATTCCTGCAGTCCACCTGCAGCCGTCGCCTCAAGTTCTTCCTCAAGGTCAAAGTCATCGCCAAGCACTTCCCCGGCCTCAAGTTGCGTTAGCAACGTTGACTGCGTGATTGTGCCGGCCAGGTAAAGCTCAAGCATCGCTTTAATTTCTGCAGGGTCCATGCGGGAGCCCATGAAATCGCGGTTGATTAATGCGCTGCCGGGTGATGCGTCGTTTAAGTAGTCAGCATGAAACCGCAGGCAGTTGTCGATCATGTCCTGCATGTTTTGGGCGATCACCATCATCGTGGAATCGCCTTGGCTGCGATCGAGGCGCTTTGACTCAGCAGTTTCAGCCGATAGCTTTTGGCCCAGCACACTTGCCAAGCCCAGCTCATTGATCTGCTTTTCGATCTGATCCAACCGCTGGAACAATGCGTTAAAGCTGGCCCCGCCTGGCTCGATGTATTGAGCGGATGCGTCTGAAGGTAGCGCAAGCGCTTCATTTGGCCCCGCTGTGATCTCTTCTGCTGATTGCGGAAAACCGAAAATCGCAAGCATTGGCACTGCTGCAACATGCAAAATGTTGTCAAGATCTGATTGAATTTGGTACGCCTTGATGTTTAATTCGCCAATGTCTTCCATTGGCGGTTTTGATTGCAGATAATTAATGCGGTCGCAATATGCAACTGCAAAAGGTATTTCACTCAAACTTGTTTTGCCTTCTTCAAATAATGTGTAATCTTTTTTCTCGTCTTGTCTGTATAGCTCGTAATATCCTGGCGTTAATACCCTCACCTGATTAGCTGTCTTTTCGCCGTATTCTCCATCAGGCTCAGTGACCTGTTCTTTTAGTCTTAGCTGGACAAGTCGAGGCTTTCCATCTTGCATTTCAGTACGCCAACCCAGAATTTCGCGGGGTGTGTAGGCGCACCAATACGGGCGTCCGTTTCCGTCTGATGGTGCATCAACTAAAACTCCAACATGCCCATAGCGGATCGTCTTACGCGCTGTTTCATACACCCATGTGTTTAAGTCGTTGCCTTGCCGGTCAACATCAAATAAGTCTTCTCTAATGCCGTCACTAATGTCATTTAGTTTTACCGGCTTGCGAGTAAGCATCCCGGCCAATAATCGCTCAAGCCTGACGTAATACGGCTGAAGCGTGCTGCGAAGCAGCCTGTTCTGATAGGCATCATCTTGCTCACGCGGTTCCTGCGGGAGGTATCTACGGCCCTCTTTTCTGATGCCATAAGTGCCCGTCAGCAGGCATTCAATCAGCTCCCAGTGTGGCTCTTGATCGACCCATGCCTGATTAGGGTCGTAAACATTTACCACCTTTGAAATTTTAGTTCTATTTTTTGCCGTTGATTGATAGCCCAATTTTGCAGCCGCCTTTTGCTAAACAGTCTATCGACCGTTACGCTTCTTTTTTGCGGCTTCTGCCTTTTCAAACTCAGCTTTTATTTGAGCGGCCCTGGCTGACGTAATGTTTGAACCTGTCCTTGCGTTAGCCATTTTTTTTGCGTCGTTTTCCTTGCGAGCTGCAGCTTTACGAGCGGATTTTTTTCCGCTGACTTTGCCCCCACCACCAGAAAAACGGCCTATTTTGTTACGCTTGTATGGGCGAGCCATAATCCTAAATCAAATCCTTAATACAGTCTAATACCAGTGCCTTGACCTGCACGCGCATGAAGAGGGTTAAATTCGCGCCACACTAAATAGCCGAGGGCATCATTCATGTGGTCATATCCAGCATCCTTATCTGGATCGCCTTTTTCCGTGTAGGACTGAAGTTCTAAGCATTCAATTGTTCGCTTGCAGTTTGCCGAAATTTGAAGCCTTACTTCGCCTTTTCCGTTTTCCAGCAAAGCTTGAACAGCAGCCACCCTATCCCGAATAGGAGGATTTGATCGTGGCGATTGGTTGGTGAATCCATAAGTCTCAAGGATCTGAATATCAGTTTTGCTGGCGTTTGTACTGCGATTACCGCCTGATGCGTCAGGATAGGCATAAATGCGACGGTCGGGAAAACGTCGTCGTATTTCTTGAGCCAATGCATCCGTGTCATGTGCGCCTGCCACTTCATCAATGATTAACAATTGCCTACCAAGACGAACCGCAATAACAGCAGACATATTGCCAACGTTAAAATCAACGCCGATTCGTAAGGGTTCATGTTCAACTTTGGGAATATCTGCAATAACGTGCTTAAATCGGTCAAAACGGTCATAAACTTGGCCGGTGTTTAAATTAACAAACTCACCCTCAAGATATGCTTTAAGTAGGCTTGGATCATAATTGGCTTTCAATCGTTCAACAAAATCATCTGGCAAATGTGGGTTGTCCATTGTTCTCATTTTAATTAATTTGCGATCTGGACGAGCAAGCGCATCCGGGCTGCCAAATTCGCTATAAAGCCATTTAAATCCTTCTGGCGTGGAAGCAGCCGCAAATTGCCTTACTTCGCCAGAGCGAAGACGCCCAAGAATCTTAGGAAATGCTCTTGATGCAATAGAATAATTAACGGTATCAATTTCATCGCTAATACAAAATGCTAAATTAAGGCCAATAATGCGTTGAAAGTTTTCAAAACTTCTACATATAATTTTTGTATCACCTTTTGGCAAATGTAAAATATATTCAGGCAAAGGTGACGCTCGAAACGTGTAAGGAACTTCATACGCTTCAAGGTAGTTGTCAAACTCGGTCAACCAAATGTCTCTAATTAATGGGCCTGTTGGTTCCATAACGCATCCAACAAATCCTTGATTAGCAATAGCCAAAGATATTGCTTTGCAGCAAAGACTTCTAGTTTTGCCTGCACCGTAACCCGCTGAAATTGCAAGAATTTGACTGGTTTCATCGTCAACAAATTCAAGCTGCCCAGGGTGTAAATCCGCTTTCATTTTTGCCATTAAAGCGTTAGTATCCAACCCAGACCATTCGCCTAATATATGACCAGGCTTGGCATGTCTTAAAATACTCACGAACAAAGTTGAGCCAATTTGGCAGCAGTATTAATAGCTCCCAAAGCAATATGAAACTGACCTGCTCGACGAGCTTCCATTTGTAACGTTGAACATTGCGATAGCAAATCTGCAATCATTTGGGGTCGTTCAATGTCCCAATCTGCTTTTAATTCTTTGCGTGCAATTTCAAGATATTTATCGCAAGTCCGTTCAGTTACCCCCCAATTTTCAGAAGCGTAACGAATACAATCAGATCGACGCCCACCATTCGCAATGATACGAGAAAATCGTTGCGACCTAATTAGGGTTTCAGCTTTTGTAGTGTTTGCGCCTGCCATTGGAATAATTATTGAATGCCAAGAAGTAAAGCTGCTTCCGGGTTCTTAGGCCCAACATACTTGAAAGAAGATGTCAAGCGATGCGTTTGAAAACTGCCAATTAAAGCATTGAGAGATTTTGTTTTTCGTATTTTGCTGCCTTTAGCCCCGGTTGGCAGGCTTGGCCGCCTAGACATGTGCCAAAGGGGAGACCGAGCACGATAATTAACCATTGCGGGATTAGCTGTCACTGAACCGTAAGAACGCCCTCTAACACCAGAATAAGCCCCAGCTATGAAATTAGACAAAGCGTTGCCTATGCCAACGCCTTGAAAGTCAGGAAGACATACGGTTCGATGTTCTTTCCATTGAGTGCCTGATGGGTGAGGCATGTGCATAACAGCCGTGAAAGCTATAGGACGACCTTTATAAAATGCAGCAAAAGATTTGGCCGCTTTGTGTAAGTTATGACTTAAATAATGATGCTTACGGAAGATTTCCCAAGAGCTGTTTGGTATGGATTTAATTTCAAGAGATATTGATGGTCGTTGAAGACAATCTCGCGCAAAATGGCCAGAAGATACGTCATAAACCCAATCTGGTTGTAGCCATTCAAGAATGTCGTAATGACAAGAAACAGCTACAAATTTTTGTTTTCTACGGCGTACGGCTTTTGCTATTGCAGCTGAACCTATTTGAGCAACGGTACGATCAATGACCGACGTGAATTCATCAACAACCAACATATTTTTTGATTCTGCAAGGCCGCGAGCAATGCTAACGCGGAATTGTTCACCATTGCTTAGAACGTGAAACGGACGCAACCAGGACGGCGGGGAGGAAAAGCCAACTTGCGACAAGAGCGCCGTAATTTCTTTTATCCCCATAGTTTTTGGAAATGAATCTAATAAAGATTTAGAGCCGTCCCATTGCCAATTGGCCATAAGAGCATCAGGGAATGCTTCAGACGCAAGAGTTGATTTGCCAGAACCCGATGGGCCGACAATTATTCCGATGTTCCAATCAAATTCTTCAATTGGAAGATTAATGTTCCATTTGACAGTGCTAGTTGGAGAGGGAGGGAGTTCAAATAATCCTTCAAGTTGAATGACCCGTGCAGATCGTTCAATAGTGGATTCCCTTAAGAGTTCAAAGCGCGGCATAAAAATCCTTGTTTGGTGAAAGTTTCAATAGCGGCAGATTGTTCAAATTCATTGGTAAATTCAATAAGAATATTAAATTGCTCTTTGAGGTATTCCGTTTGATCGTCAGCTATTTCATCGCCAATATTGTCTTGCTTTCCAAGTAATTCTGTAATATCGTCTTCGGAAAACCACGGTTTAATGTCTTGCTCTTCAGAAAGAGTATGAAGTAGTTCAGCGTCCCATTCGCTAAGTTCGCTTGTGCGATTGTCGGCTAATGCAAGACCAATCTTGTCATGTTTGGATAGATCCGTTCGTCTAACAGCAATGATTTCCGTGCCATCGGTTTCAACCACTTTAACGTTGCTAATGCCTGCGGCTTGCGCTCCTTCAATAGTACCGTTACCAGCTAAGACAACATTGTCTTCGTCAATGACGATGGAACGAGCTGCACCGTAGCGGTTTAAAGATTCTTGAATAAGGTGCTTGGACTGTGCGGTACGTCTTCTGGCGTTTCTCTTGTCCGGTTTAAGCGATTTAAGGCTAATTTGATCCGACATTAGACTAAATCATGCGATTTATTGAGATTTTACTTCTTTTTTGATACCAAAACGACGTAACGCAACCATTACTACGCAATTTAACGTGGGTATGGAAAAAATTGTTTTTCATAACGCGGAAGCCAAGGCCAGCATTGAAAGGTGAACGTCCATCGTGGACGTTTTGTTGTATAGCGTTGTAAACATAAAAAAATCGCCTCCGTGCAGAAGGCGATTAATGATGGGGAAAAATTAAGCGGTAACGAGCTGAAGAGCTAATTCCCTAGCACGTTCTACAATACGAGAACCTTGACCCCAAGTAGCTGACTGAAGGCGAGTGGAAGTTTTGCCTTCGGTACGCAGCGAAGTCTCAACTTCCGTGACGGCGTTATAAGCGCCCCAAACGGTGCCATTGACTCCTTCAATATGCGAGCCAAATCCTCCAACCCAAGCGTTGCGAAGTTTGTTCCATTTTACTGGAGAATCTTCGATGGACCCTGCGCGAAATTGGCCTTTGTCATCTCTAACGGTGGGCATTTTGTAAAGATGAGCAAGCCAGCTGCGATAAGCCTCGTAATCAAGCTTTGTGTCTGCCATCCGTTGATATTCTTCGACGTGCTGACCAAAAGTTTGGCGAGCAACATCGATATTTCTAAGAACGGAGTCGATTTGGCTAACCCCAACTTTGTTGTGATTAATAACAAATTGTTTGCCTGAACGCTTGCCGTCTTGCTGAGCGAAGCCGAGCGTGTTTTGACAAACTACGCGAACGTCGGTAAAGACGCCGCCAAAAGAAGTGTAGCCGTCGTGCCCAAGATAGCCAACAATGTTGCGATGAATTTTGTCGCCAGGAAGAATGTCGGTTTCGGTGCCGACAATTTTACCTGTGAAAGCAACTTTGGCTCCACCTTTAAGGACAACGACGGTATCCATAATGATGTCATCGCGAAGCATTTCCGCCATTTGGCAAAGAATTTCGTTTTGGATGATTTCGTAATTAAGGGAAACTGTACCAAGAACGTCCATCGTGTCTGTACGTTGTACGGCGACGCGAGAATCAACTTCAACGGGTTTGCCGTTGGAATCTAGGACATAAAGGGGCGTTTTTTGGACTTGAAAAAGAGCGTCGGCTCTGGTAAAAGCCTCGCGAGCAGGAAGAGTCCCTTCAAGAACTTCTCCTTCGCCGTGCCAAGCTTCTTTACCGTTTAAAAGAATGCCGGATGAAAATTCTGCAGCCATAATGATGAAAGTTTGTGGTGGGCTATTGAGCAAACATTGTTTGTTCAATAATTAATTATAAAATAAAAAAATGCATAACGTTGTCCAAGGCGGACACTTTAGCAAAATGTAGCATACCGCCATTAATTAATGAGTTAAATTTAATGGTTTGTAAGTTGTTTTAAATTAAAATTGTTGCACACGGAATCGCATAATTCTTTGATTAAGCAATCTCTTGCTTCGTCGAAATTATCTATCTCTCCTAGGTCGCTACAACGAAATTTCCAAGATTCAAAATATTCACCAACAATTTTATCAATGTCATACATTAACTCCTCACGCGCCATTAAAAATTCGTGCGAGTTGATTTGTTTTTCAAGTGATTTAGGAATCATGATTTAAACAGTAAAAGAACAGTAAAAAAAAGGGGGGCTAAGCCCCCATGATGCTCAATATTCGCTAGGCAATAAAACCGTTGTATAGCAATAATCAATGCCAAGTTTGTGATTGCCGTACCCGCTGGTCATTATCCATATTTTTGTGCCGTCAAAAAGCTTATAGGCTCCAATAATCGTGCCACCAGTTTCGGTGGATTGAATTGTATTAATATTAGATGCCCAATCATCTTCGCAAATGTCCCCCCAATCCCCGTCAAAATAAAGCTTAAGTCTTAAATTAATATATAGCGCATAATATGGCTTTTTAATAAGATCGTTGACGCGGCAACTGAAAATAATTTTGCCACAAGAAGCTTGTTGAGGCTGTGTAATGATCAAATTTTTAGAAGGCATTGAAATAATCCTCGGTAGGGATAAACTGGATGTAAAATTTAAGAGTGGGCTCCTTCATCATTAGTTGAAGCATTTTGTTTTCCGCTATATTTCTAAATTCGTGACCATCCCCAGTTGGGCAAGACCTAGAGCCAAG